GCGTGATTATGCCGAGGTTGTGTACCGGTGTGACAGCGACATCAAAGCTCTCCAGATTGCAGCAGTATGTGAAGCCGAGTTTGAAGCCGGGCAGAAGGACGCGCAGAAGGAAATGCGCGAAGCGATGGGGATTGAATAGTGGCATTGGCCCCGAAACAGGAATCCTTCTGCCAGGTCTACATCAAGGCCGGGAATGCAAATTGCTCATGGGGTAGAGGATGAGCAATTTAACCGCAAAACAGCAGGCTTTCGTAAGAGAATACCTTGTTGACCTGAACGGAGCGCAAGCGGCTATAAGGGCAGGATACAGCAAAAAATCAGCGCGGCAGATAGCAAAAGAAAACTTGACGAAACCTGACATAGCTACCGCAATAGCTGAAGCCAAAGCCTCCCGTGCCGAAAGAACCCAAGTTGATCAAGATTATGTGCTGGAAATTATCACGGAAACGATTGACAGGTGCAGACAAGCAAAACCTGTCACGGATAAATCAGGGAATCCGGTAATGGTCGAGCTGCCTACAGGAGAAGTTGCCCCCGCGTACGCTTTCGATGCGGCGGCAATACTCAAGGGGGCCGATCTTTTGGGTAAGCATGTCGGCCTTTTCGAGAAAGACAACGAGCAGAAAGGCAAGAGCCTCGCTGATGCGCTGAGGGCTGCAGGGGTGGCGCAGTGAGAGAACAGATCGCCCCGACACCAGAGAACGCGAAGGCAGTCAGGGATCGTTACTACGGCAAGCCAGCTCTGTTCATGGAAGAAATACTCGGCATGGACCTGGACGAGTGGCAGCGTGAATTGTGCGATGAGTTCCACCAGCATGACCGCCATGCCATTTCATCCGGCCATTCATCCGGCAAAAGCGCGTTTACCGCCGGCATAATCCAGTATTTCATCTGCGTACATTCTGATCCGCAAATAATCGTTACCGCTAACACTGAAAAGCAGCTCGCACAGAAGACTTGGCGAGAGTTGGCGAAGTGGTGGAACAACAGCCTAGTAAAAGACTGGTTCGAGTGGTCGGCAACCACGTTTTCCCTGAAGGGAGCGAAAGAAACATGGTTCGCCGCTGCAGTTCCAAACACTCCACACAACTCCGAGTCGTTCGCCGGGGCGCATGAAAAATATGTGCTGCAGGTGTTTGATGAGGCGAGCGCGGTTGAGCGGTCTATCTGGGAGGTTGCGGAAGGCGCTACAGCTACCGAGGGCGGATATCGGAAGTGGCTGGTATTTGGGAACCCGACCAGGCCGGATGGCGCGTTTTATGACTGTTTCCATAAGCGCCGGCATCGGTGGAATGGAAAGTATCTCGATACCCGTAAATGCAAGTACGCCGACCAGAAGCAGATTGCCGAATGGGCAGAGGACTACGGGGAGGACTCAGACTTCTTCAGGGTCCGTGTCCGCGGGCTGTTCCCGCAGCAGGCAGTGGTGCAGTTGATAGGCAGGGGTTTGGCCGAAGACGCAGCGGGAAAACATATACCTGAAGCCTCGTACTGGTTTGCGCCGAAAATCCTTACCTGTGACGTGGCGAGGTTTGGCGATGATGCAACGGTAATTTTCCGCAGGCAAGGGTTGAAGACCTGGAAACCAATGGTCATGCGCGGAAGGGATACGATGTACGTTGCGGAGAAGATCGCGCATGAGATCCAGGACTGGAGCCCGCAAGCGGTATTCGTTGATGAAACAGGGTTGGGGGCTGGAGTGGTTGACCGGCTGCGGCAGCTCAAATACAAAGTGACCGGCGTAAACGGCAGCAACTCACCTGATGACCAGCGCCATCTCAATAAGCGGATGGAAATGTGGTGGGAGATGCGAGAATGGCTGGAGTCAGGGGGGTGCATCCCGGACGATCAGCAGTTGATTGATGACCTGACCGCGCCTGAATATTTTGTCACCGGCAAAGGCAAAATGCAGCTGGAATCGAAGGATTCTATCAAGCTGCGCGGCCTGCCGTCGCCTGACCATGCAGACGCCTTGGGGTTATCGTTCGCGTATCCGGTCCAGGCTGCAGAGCCAGAGCGGCTATTGAGTCAGGCTGAAAAGGATTGGCGTAAGATTACCGGAATGGAAGAGATGGCCGGGACATCTTGTGTCATGGATTGATGGAGAGGCAATGACAACCTGGGAAATCATAGCATTGATAGCGGTAGGAGTCGGAGGGGTTGTCTTCCTCGGGCTGCTGCTACTCGGCGCCGTAGCAATCGGGGCTTATGCAGTATACCGGACAAAGCGTGAGGACGGCTATATCATGGGGCCGCGGCCTTCGGATGATACCGGGACGGCTGTGCACCTAGAGGACGTTGGCGCGTTTGACGATGCAGAGGAAAAGCCGCTGCCGGGAGAAATCCTTACCCGCAACCTGCGATTCCGCGAAATGTTCGGAGGTAAGCAATGAGTTTCCCTGGGATGCCAACTGTAATCTATGACGTGATCTGCGACGGTTGCGGGCAGAGTTTCCATGAGACGCGGCCCGGGTACGACCCGAAGCAGCCGGCGAAGGGCTACAATTTCAGGATGAAGCAGCCATGGCGCGGATACGGGTGGTCAAGTTTCCCGGAGAACGAGGATTCTGTATACGGTGCGCTGGAATGCCCTGGCTGCGGGACGCTGTACGGTAATGGTTCAGGGTTTCCGAAGATCAAGGCAAGGGAGGCGATGGCCACCATGCCAAACGAGATATTCCAGGCAGCGCATGTCACCGGCGAGATCAAGCGCAAGGGCGGCCGGCCACGCAAGGGTGAAGTGAATGGCTGACAAGAAGTGGTCATTGATCAATCCGCCGCCCGCTGGCCACAAAGACGTGGCAAAGTGGGCGTGGGGTTTGTTCGAGAACGCCAGGGACGAGAAGGACCGGTTGAAATGGCCAGATACGGCAAAGCGGAATTACATGCTCTACCGCGGGGACCACTGGGGCCAGAAGAAGAAAAAGAGCACGATCAGCGTCAACCTGTTTTTTAGCAATGTGCAGCGGACGGTTGCCAATATCACCAGCAGAAAACCGATTGCCGAGTGTATTGACCTGGACGGGATAGGGGACAGCGCCGACAAGACGCTTACCGCCATGCTCCGAAAATGGTGGGAGGATTCAGCGCAACAGCCAAAGTTGCGGACCACGACCCTGAAGAGTGAGAAATACGGTATCACGTTTGAAAAGGCGTACTGGGACAGCAAGCGGAAGCAGCCCGGCATTATCGTGCTCGATCCGTTCGCTTGCTTCCCTGCGCCTGGATATTATGAGGACATCGGGGCGGATATGCCCTATTTCTGCCATGCTTACCCGGATAGCTGCGAGGCGCTGGAAGCAAAATACGGCGTTGAGGATGTGGAGCCGAGTGATGTTTACTCCATTCTGGGCGAGGACCGGGAGGAATACGCACCGACAGTCAGAGCCGGAGATTATACCGTTCAGGGCAAGGTGGTTTTGAACACGCTTGACAAAGCCGGGACTGAATACCGGGACAACCGGGCGCTGGCCGTAGAGGTATGGGTAAGAGATCCGACAAAGATCAAGGTGTGGGAAACAAAGGAAATAGGAGTTGACCCGGAAGGCAAACCGATAATGGGCGAGGTTGAGGTTGAGAAGCTGAAATACCCGGGCGGGATTCGGGTAATCACCGTGACGAATGAAGGGCAACTGCTCCTGGCCGACCTTGCGAACCCTTCGATAAACCCAGAGCTGAACGAAGAACTGGTCAAGACCTGTTACCTGTTCGACCGGCTCCCATTCTACAAGGCGAACAGCTACGACGATACCACGTCAATCTGGGGATTCTCGGCAGCAGACCAGACGGCAGACCTGATTTTTAAGATTGATGAGATTGTTTCCCGGATCATCAAGTATTTCATGCGTTCGATGACCGGGATACTGGTTATCCCACCGAAGTCCGGAATCACTAAAAACAATCTGAGCAGCGAGCCAGGCCTTGTTCTGTTCCCGGAAACAGCGGAAGCGGCAGCGGGGATTCGCGTTGTCCCCATGCCGCCGATGAACGGGCAGATGTTCCAAGTGCTTGACATGCTCATGGGCCTGTTTGACCGGGTATACGCAATCCAGGATGCCGACCGCGGGGCAAACCCTCCAGGCGTCCGGGCGGCGAGTGCCATTGTGGCCCTGCAGGAGCGCAATCAAGTCCTGATCCAGCACAAAATCAACGCGATTGATTACATGGTGAGCCAGCGCGGAAGCTGCGCTATCAGCATGTGGCAGAACCATGGGCATGACGCCGGACTGGTAGATGTCGAGGGCGAGGCCGTGCCGTTCCGGGGTGTCGAATACCTGGGGCGAAAGTTTGCTTACATGGTCGAGGCCGGCAGCACGATTCACAAGACCGAATTGCAGCGCCAAGAGCAGGCTGTTGAACTGTTTGGAAAGAGCGCGATTGACCAGCAGGCTTTGCTCGAAACGCTGAACTTCCCGGGCCATAAGCAGATTATCGAAAGGATGGGTGAGAAGCAGCTTGAGCAGGCCATCCAGGTATTGATTCAGGCTGGATTCCCGGAGGACCAGGCGCAAGAGCTATTGGCGGTGCTGATGCAGCCGCAGGGCGGCCCTGGCAATGGGCCGCAGGATAGCCCGATAAGCGCGCAGCCTCAGCCTGGGGTTCCGGTGGCTTATCAGGGGGAAGTGGAATGACGTTTGACGATTGGCTTAACGAGTTCCCAGAAGATGAAAAGGATACCATTTCCGGGCTTGAGTTTTGGAGGGCAGGAGCGAAAGCGATGCTCGATGCTCTTGTTGAGAGGGGCTTCATCGGGGTGCGGGCGAAAAGGAAAAGGGAGGAGGAAATAATGATTCAGTTATCAGACGCAATGTTTGGTGAAATAATGGGTCTTCTTCGCTGCATCACGACGGGAACGTCACTAAGCGGGGAGTCTAAAGGGAAAGCGGATGTCGTCCTTTCGCTGCTTTCAAAAGAGAAGGACGGCTTGGTTGATCTCGGCGGAGGGATTTACGCTGCCGGAAGCGAAACCCGTGATGAAAGTTTGGCAGAAAAGTACGGGGCTACCCAGGAGCAAGTCGGGAAATACCGTGAAGAACTTGCCAAAGCCATGAACGAAATCAACGATAACCTCAGGACAAGCTCATTGCTTACTGGCATGAGCGCCAGCATTGGCGAGAGCTCTTCACGGGAGCATTCCTACGATGGCGAGGATGAATACCACTACACCGAAGAGCCGAAAGCCAGCCAAAACGATTACCTTTATATGCTAGAAAAAATAGAGAAGTTGAACGCACGGCTTGATGCGCTGGAGACAGATAAAAACGGGCTGAACGGCATGCTCGAGAGGATTAACGAACGAGTCATAAAGCTGGAGGATAAGGTGGGCGGCCGTTGCTGTGCGACGGGAGCAAGTACCGCAGGGGATTGGATTGATTTTATGTACCCGCGAAAAGATGTACATCCGGATGCGATTAAAGCCGTTGAGAAGGAGCAGAGGAAAGCAAAAGGAAGATTTGCCCAAATACAAGAGTGGTTCTTGAGAATGGATGACCGAGTTTGTGCTGTTGAGAGGAAATTGGGCGATGGCCGGTGCTATGCCACGATACATGCCAACGGCACAATGTCTGGCGAGGATGGGCGAAAGTTGCCATGACCTACGAATACTTCTGCAAAGAATGCCAGGAAACGGTTGAGCACATCTGCAAGATGACCGCCAAGCCGAAGCATGTCAAATGCCCAGAGTGCGGCGGGATGTGCAAGCCGGCAATGCCGAAGGTCGGAAGTATGTTCCCTCAGGGCCGGTGCAAAGGCGGGTATGAGAGGAGCAAGTTCTGATGGGGGCGACACGTATGGTCCGAGGGGTGGAGGTCGAGGTGACGCTTCAAGTATTCAAGCGAGGAGATATTGTCAGGGTGAATAATGACTTCCGACCTTCTGATGGCCGGTTCATCACTGGAAGCGGGATGGCTGTGCTTTGCAACCTTAAACCAGGGATGCGGTACAAGGTTATCAAGGACGGGACGATTGACAGCGTAGAGGTTGAAGAGTTCGGAGATCCAGGCTGGTACGGGACGCAATATGCCACTGTATGAACATTTTTGCGGGTGCTGCAACGAGACATTCGCCGTCATTCGGAAGATCGATGACCGCAAGCAGTTTGAGATATGCCCTGAGTGCGGGGCAAGTGCTGAGAGGATTATTTCAGCGAATATACAAAGAGATGAGCCACCGTGGTTATCTTCGGCAACCGCCAATCTGCTCCCAAAGGGAACCGATGTGCGCCCGATAACTGACCGAGTGGCTTATAAACGATACCTGCGCGACAACGGAATAGTTGAAGCCGGGTAAAGGGATTCCGCGCCCCTGAAGCGCGGCAAAGTAAATGGCGGGATACGGTGTGCGCCCCCCGCTGGAGGATTGGAGATGAAAGACGAGAACATTATCCCTGCAGGCTCGCTGCCCCCTGAAAAGGAAACGGCTGTTGAAACACCAGCGCAGGCGGAAGCCCGCCTTTTCGCAGGCAAGTACAAGTCGCCCGAAGAGTTGGAGACTGCGTACACCGAACTGCAGAAGATGGAGGGCAAAAGGTCCGGTGAACTTGGCGAGCTGCGCGGCAAGGCCGCTGCTTACGAGCAGATGTTAAGCCAACGCGCTGAGAGTCCAGCACCGGCCAAAAAAGAGGAGGCGCCCGTTGACTATGACGGGATGCTGAACTCTTTGGCGAAACAGTACGAGGACGGGGACATCACGTTTGCCGAAGCGATGAAGCAGAGCAACCAGATTACCGCCCAGCAGGTTGCGGGGATGACCCAAAAACAGGCACAGGTGGAAATCGAACGGCTCCGGGGTGAGTTCAACAACACCCTGGCCGACCGTGACATGCAGACGGTGGTTGAAAAGTTTTATGGCGAGCACAAGGATTACCAGGAGGTAGTCAACTCCGGGGCCTTGGATGAAATCATGAAACAGAACCCGATGCACGACAAGTTCTCCGCGTACTACGCCTACAAAGCTCAGGAAGCCATGCGGCAGGCCACGGCAGAGTCCGAGCGAATCCGCAAGGGGTCCGAGGCGACCGAAAAAGTATTAACGAAACCTGGAAATTCAATCCAGCAAACCAACAACAAGCGCACGAACGACCCGCGCGAGCTTCGAGAATCCATGCTCGCTGCGGTAAGGGGTGTGCAAACATAAGGAGTAACGAAAATGGCACTTAGTTTGACGCAGCTTGAGGCTTAATTTGTAGGCCCAAAGTGAAATGGTGATTCCATGGTAAAAAAGAAATGGACAGCAGACGAAGAGCAGTTCTTGAAAAAGAACTACAGCGGGGACGCAATTAAGTTCTGCGCTGAAGCTCTTGGCCGTACCGCAGAGAGCGTGAAACATGCGGCGGAAAGGTTGTCCATTACTGCAAAACACGAGCATTTAACTACCGATGAGCAGGCGTATATCTGCGAATGGTATTCAACCAAGGGTTCTGTTGCATTGAGCAGAATCATGGGGAAGAAGCGGAATACGATTCACGGCTTCGCTATGCGGAAAGGTCTCAGGATGAATCCTGAAGACCTGAAGCGAGTCAAAGGCGAAAATGCCCCTCCTGTCGTATTTACGGCAGAAGTCAGGGCAAAGATAGGCGCAGCTCAAAGGAAGTATGATTCCCCGCATACCTGTCAAGATTGCGGAAAAGTCATCAAAAAAAGAAACCAGAAGCGATGCAATGTGTGCTCTTTGAAGTCAAGAGCCGGCGAGTCGCATATGTGGTGGAAGGGCGGGAAAACGAACTTCTACACAACCATAGCCAACAAGCTGTGGCGTTCTTGGAAGCGGGATATTCTCGCAAGGGATGGCTATGTGTGCACAAAATGCGGCTCTAAGCAAAACTTGCATGTGCACCATCTGGACAGGATGAGCGATATTCGTGATAGGGTTCTAACTGATAATCCTGGGCTTTCTGTCGAAAGCAATAAGGAAGAACTGGCCGACCTTATCATAGGGGCGCATAAAAATGCTCGCGGGGTAACTCTTTGTAAAAAATGCCACAGGGAAATTCACTTTGCAAACGGTGTGAATTGCTGGGAAGCCCGACAGGGTAATCAGCAGGCAAGCCGGGATGGAAACGCCCCGGAAGCTCCAACGACTAACGGATACGGCCTGAAGCAAAACGCTATGGCTATGAACCGACACGAGCGCACCGCCCATAGAATCAGTGGGATGATATAGTCTGAGCTGCGCGTATAAATAAAGGCGCAGAAGTGAAGGTTAAATTCCTTCACGATAACAAAACTGGCAACAAATGATTATTGGGAAAAGCGAACCAGCGATATCTATTTCACCGAAAACATCCTGCTCTACAAGCTGATGGGCAATGGTGGCATGGAGATGAACCTGGTCAAGGGATCTGATCTGGTTGACGGCGGCCGGTCTATCCGTGTCTTCCTGGAGCACGCCAAGGCAAACGGTGGCAGCTACGGCAAGACCACGACCATCAACGCGGCCAAGGTCGATATCATCAACGCGGCCAGGTTCCGGTGGGCTGGTGAGTATGCCAGCAACACCATCGACCTGGAAGACCAGCGGGAGAACGAAGGCGAAGCGGCCATGGTTTACCTGGTTATGGCTAAGATGCGTAACATCGAGAAAACCATCCGCGACAACATGGGAGCCCATGTCTATGCCTCTGCTGCTGATGATGATTCAATTCTCGGATTGGGAAACATGTTCAGCACCGTAACCGCTACGGCCTACGGCGAGATCGCCCAAGACGATATGGCACTGTGGGCGGCGAACAGTTCCGCCAACGCGGTTGCCATTTCCTTCAAGGTGATGCAGAACCTCTTCGCCCTGGCGCGTGTCGGGCAGTCCGCCGCCGCCGCCCCGAACCTGGTCGTGACCACCAACACCCTGAAGGATGGCTATACCCGCGTCCTGCAGGTCCAGCAGCGGTTCAGTGATGCCAAGCTGGTTGAGGCCGGTTTCGCCAACATCCTGCACGAAGGCGCCCCGGTTGTCGGTGATGACAATCAGACCTCCGGCGTGGTGGATGCGCTGAACCTACGCCACCTGAAGATCATGACCCACAAGAACTACAACTTCACCAAGCCCGTTTGGGAGAAGGACCGGCTGACCCCGGACACCCTGACCGCAAACACCCGGTGGAGTGGCCAGCTTGTGACCGATCACCGCAAGGCCCATGCCCGCTACACTGGCGTGACCGAACCGGCATAACCCCGACAAGGACAGGGGGAGGGGATAGCCCTCCCCCTTAATGGAGGAACCACAATGGCAGGACAGTACAGACTTGATTTTTGCCTTGTCGGCTCAACCGGTGGCGCCGCGACTTTTTATATCGTCGCCCCTGTTGACCTCAAGGTATTGGGGGTGCAGGCGTCAAACTCCGGGGATCATACCGGGGTTGAGACCATCACCCTTTCCGAGAATAGCCAGGACATCGGCGTTCTTACCTATGTAACCGGCGCCACTGCCGGTGCAACCGGAACGTATGCGGCTGACGCGACTTATGGAACGAAGACGGTAAATGCCGGCGACGTTATCCAGGTTGTCATCACCCAGCTTACGGCGGCCTCAACCTATTGCGGGTACATCGACTTTGACCCGTATTGCAGATAAAGGAGAACCAAAATGGCAGGACAATATCGTATTGATTTCCAGCTTTTGAGCGCAAACGGGAGCTCGCTTGTCTATTACATCCCGGCACCGTTTGATTGCAAGGTACTGGGAATGCAGGCTGCGTGCTCTGTTGACCCGGGCGACGCAGAGACTATCGTTCTCAGCGAAAACAGCCAGACAATAGGCACCTTGACGTTTGGATCAACCATCGCTGCCGGCGCGACCGGGACCTATGCGGCAGATGCAACGTATGGCACCAAAACCGTGAACGCCGGGGATGTCCTCTGCTTGACATTCTCTGATTGCACCGTGGCGGCGACCTTCAGCGGCTACATTGACGTTGACCCGTACTGCCGGTAAGCCATGAACAAGGGCGAACTGGTAGCAGCAATATCGGGAAAGGCGGATGACTCCAGCTTCTCCTCGACCGATATCCTTGCATCGCTGAACAGGGGTGTTCTTGACATCGCAGGGGGCGGGCCTCGTAACTGGGGCCTGCCCACTCTTGCGCCGTTGCCTGATCTGCTGTCAAGCGCCACGGTTGACACGGACACCAATCACAATGTATCCATGCCGGCAACCTATCACCGGGGATTATTCCGGGTAACGGATGCGAGCGGAAACAAAATAACGGTTTACGATTCGTTCATTAAGATGATGGACGATTACGACAATCTGACCCGTACCGGTTCGGCTGTCTCGGCGGTCTGCCTCAAAGGGAACACGCTCTATTACAATCCTATTCCTACGGCTGCGCAGACGATTACGCTCTGGTTTCATCGGTTGCCGGTGGCGATGGCTCTTGACGCGAGCACGCCCGATGGTCTGCCAGCGCATCTCCATGAACGGCTTCTGGTCAACTATGTTCTGGCCAGGTGGTATGAGGACAAAGAGGACGGAGTTGAGGGTTCAAAGGTCAATACCGATTATTACAAGGGCGAGTTTCAGGCGGCGATGACCGACCTCTCCCGGTTTATCGGCGCCGCGGATGGCGAGCCGTCATTCATCCGTGATGATGCGGATTGTATCACCGAGGACTGGAATTGAAACGGATCTTCACCGGCGCCAGCGGCCTCAACACGGTAGACGATCCGGCCCGGATAAAGTTTGATCCGAAGACCGGGGTATCTGATTTACAGTTAGCGCTTGATATGAATATTGAGAGCAACGGCAGGGTCAGCCGGCGGCAGGGGTATTCTCTGCTTCAGGCAGGGAACTTCCATTCTCTGTTTTGCAACGGGGGAGATTGTTTCGTCGGCAAGGATGGGCTGCTCTATCAGGTCAAAGAAGACCTGAGCCTGCTCGGGGTCCGATCTGGGCTGTCTGGCGACCGCATTTCCTTTTCCGATACCGGGAAGCGGGTCAACTACACCAACAAGACGCAGAACGGGGTTATCGAAAACAGCGTGTCCGCTGCCTGGTCGAAGAAAGGGTACGAACATCCTGACGAACTGGAGCCGTATTATGCTGCTCCTATCGGCTCGCTTACTTGGTTCTGCGGTGGACGTGCGTTCGTTGCGGTTGGCGACACGGTTTATTACTCGGAAGTGACGGAGCCGAGCCTGTTCAAACTTGGAACGCGACAATTCCGGCTTGACTCCACAATCATCATGGGTGCGCCGGTCAAGTCCGGGGCTTTTGTCTCAACGGCCAAGAAAACATACTTCATCAACACGGCCGGCGAGCGTCCGCGGTGCGACCAGATAGCCAATTACCCAGCGGTGGCCAACTCCGCATGTCACGATCTTGCGGAAGGGCTACGGCTCGGGCTGCAGTCGCCAGGGCTATGCTCCTTCTGGTTATCGAAGACCGGCGTATGTGTCGGGATGCCAGATGGGGCAATGGTCAACATGACCGAAAGCAAGGTGTCATTGACCGGGCATGATGCTGGTTCAGGGGCAACCTTGCTCATGGGGCCGTACCTGCTCGGCTCATATCAGGATTGCGTGACGCTCTGCACCAGCATTGAGCGCGGGCCGCTGACGGAGAAGGCGGCAACGCAGTACACCAATCACAATTTCAATTCGTACTGCCGGTTTGGCGATTACTACCTGGCCGCGTCGGCCGCTGGCCTGTACAAGATCGGCGGCGATTCGGATAACGGCACGGCGATTTCAGCATCATTTGCTCCTGTTCTGACGGACTTCGGGGACTCGCATCCAAAACGGCTTTGGTATCTGTATTTCGGGCTTGAAGCGGAGCTTGACCTGCAGGTTACGGTCACGACTGACGAAGGTTGCAGCGCAACTAAAATTCTGAGCCCAACCAAAACGACGCAATCAAGACGGCGGATTAAAGTGCTGAGCAACCTTTCCGGCCGGTACTGGACCGTGAAGGTTGAAAACTTGCTGGGCGGCGATTTCAGCATTGATACGATAGACGTTGAGTATGTCGCAAGATCTCATGGACTGGTGAACGGATGACCGCTGAAACCATACTGAAAATATTGATCCGCGTGGCGAAGCAGTTCATCGCCCTGGCGGAACAGGCATTGAAAGAAGCACAAAAATAACTATTCCGCCCGCCCTGTCCAGGTCCGGCAAATAGACATCCACTCAACACGCCAGGTCGGCCTCTTGGGAGAAACGAGATTTCTTCAGGAGGCACATAATGGCTTGGAATTTTTCAACGGGCTTGCTCAACGCGATGGCCAATAAGGCCCCGGCGATCCCGGTCCAGTTGGCAGCGGCGACAATCAGCTTTGGCGACGGGACCGGCACCGGTGGCAATGATCAGGTGCTCGATTCGGGCAACGGATTGGCGGTATTCGCTGACTATCCGTATTACTGGCTCTCCATCAAGGGGTCCACGTCCAACAATATCGTGGCGCCGATCAAGACGGTTGCCGCGGGGGCGATTGAGATCCCGGCCGGCTACCTGGCCACGGAGGGCGCCGGCGATCCGGTTGTCCTTTCGGTCATCAGTCATGGTTCGTTCTGTGACATCATGCGAAATTCCGTGCTGTACGTCTACTCCGGGTCCAGGCCGACCGACGCCGACCAGATCGAGAACGGCACGCTGCTGGCTATTATCTCACGGACTGGCGGAACCTTCGTCTCGGGCTCCCCGGAATACGGCATCAACCTCCGGCAGGTGTCGGATCGAACCGTGGAGAGGATGCTTGACCCAGCGACCGGGGCAGCAATGCTGCTGTCCGGAACGGGATTGGCGACTCTGAGTTCTGCGTGGTGCAGGCTCCATGCCAACACGGTTGTTACCGGGGCCTCTACCTCAGCGGCGCGCATGGACGGCAGGATCTCCACCATCGAGAGCAACGCCGAAATCTGGATGCCGGGCGGGACCACGATCACCTCCGGGATCTCGGTGGATATCAACAGTTTCTCAATCACTCTTCCGTTGACCTGATAAGGAGGTTTCTATGAAGGTATTCAAGAAAATTGGACTTGCTCTTGCACTGCTTGCACTGCTGATTCCTGGCAATGCCGGGGCCGCGGTCAAGCTCTCAAAGGCAATGGTTGACGCCCTGGCCGCAGGTAAGGCTACCGCGCAGGATACAGTCGGCACCATTACCACCATCGCCTTCGCTGACGGCGGCGCGGGTAACGACTCAATAACCGACTCGGGGAACGGCCTTGCCGGGTTCTC